TGTACCTAAAAATATTAATACTTGAACCATACCTTTACCTTTAGAAACATCATTTCTTAAACTTTTTACCTCTCGACTTAAATCTTTAATACTTTCTTGAATATGTTTCATTCTTTCTGCACAAAGTCTTTCGTGTGAAGAAAGCCTAACTCCTGTTGCTATTTCAGCAAATTCTTTTGGAGTTACCTTTTTTCTAGCCATTAGTATTGTAAACTTACACCTCTTATTCTAGCTTCTTTTGAACCAGATGCTTGATTAGCAAAACTTATTTTATATTTTAATTGTGTTCCAGCTGTCACAGATAAGTCATTTACTTTTGCCATCTTAATTCCAGTAGCGAAGTCTGGTAAAGCTGTCATTGTAGCTGTTGTAAAATTAGAGCCACCATCTGCTGATAATTGTAAAACTATATCTGTGTTTAATGTGTTTGTTCCAGCATTGTCTTGATAAGTAATTATTGCACCCATTTTGTTAGTTGAAGATGGAGC